CCTTGCAGGGCTGGGGGAGTGTTGGATGTTCGCTTTCCGCCGGTTTCGCTCGCGATGCTCGCTCCACCGACGGTTACTCATATTAAGCCCCTTCGGGGCTATGCGGGGGAGCGGGCATTTTGTCAGCGCGCCTAAAAACAAAAAAAGGCCGAAAAGCCGCATCCACAGGCGCTTTGATGGCGATCAGAGGTTAAGCGACGAATTGTCCAAAAGCTGCGAAAAAATACCGCAAATGTCATCTTTTGCAGGCGTTTTGTCAGTAAGTTGTAGGTGGTTTGTCCGCTAGGCGGCAGCAGACGCGCCCATGAACAATAAAGCCGTTATCTCTCTCATCTGTCAGGCGAAACGACAAGTAATCAGGGTTGTCGCTGATTACAAGAAGGCTACCATCATCCTGTGGACGCAAGCGTTTAACCCACTGCCTATTGTCGTAGCTGATCGCGTAAATACCATCTTTTATCTCGGTTGTACCTCGGTCAATGATGATTGTGTCGTTGTTGTGAAGCGTCGGCTCCATCGAATCGCCTGTGACGATGGCTGCCACAAGGTTTTCAGGTGCGGAGCAGTTAAGGTGCCTACGAATCCAGTCGCGGCGGAATGCGATCACGTCTCGTAGCTGTTCTTCTTGCCAGAACGCGCCATGCCCTGCGGACATCAGAATGTAATAGCGCGGGACAAAAACAAAATCGTCAGGATCGACTGGGTTTCCAAGAGTGTCGCGCACAAGTGTAGGAAGCGCCGCGCCGCTTTGGCAAATCCCTTCTCCGGTAGCAAGCCAATCGACAGATACCCCACCCTCTTTTGCGATGGCGATAAGAGTGCTCAAGGTTGGCTCCCCTCCAGACAGCAGCCGCTGAAGCCCTGTTTGCGAGATTCCAGCAGAGATTGCGAACGAGCGAACGCTTTTAGCTCTGTTTACAAGAAAGTGTAATCGAGAGTGAAAACCTGAATGTCCAACCTCTTTGCTTGAGGTCGGATATTCGGAATCACCTAATTCGCGGTTATCTGACATAACTTAACCCATTGAATAATAAGAAATAACCTAAATTGTTTGCAAAAAAGAGACAGAACGAGGTCGGATAACCTACAAAGGGATTGCAAACGATCTCTTTTGTGGTTATCATTGCGCCATCGTGTAAACAAATTAGGTTGAAAAATGAGCGCAAACAGGATCGCAAAAAAAACTGCACAGGACTGGCACCCGGCAGACATCATCGCTGCCCTGCGAAAAAATGGCACGACGCTACGCAAGCTGTCACTGCAACAAGGGTACTGCGGAACAACGCTGAATGCGGTTCTGCGGCGCGATTGGCCGAAGGCAGAACAAATTGTCGCCGAAGCGCTACGTGTTCGACCAGAAACCATTTGGCCGGAGCGATATGCCCGTAGAAGTTTTAGCCCTCAAATCGTCATCAATCCCTCATTACGTTGTGGCTCTGTGCGCTTCCAAGAGCGCCGCGCCGCTTAAGTGAGGGCATTTTGAACCTGCGACCGTTTAAACGCAAGTGAAACGATTCTCGATTAGGGTAAAACAACATGAGAAAAAGCAACAGGACACGGCGAGCGACAAGTCTGGACGAGGCTATCCAGATGTGCGTTGACCATGCCGCAGACAAGTTGCGCCGTCCGCCGAAGATGCTGGCCGACCTCATGGGCGTCCCTTTATCGACAGTGTATCGGTGGCTGGCTGACGGCTCAATGCCTCTGAACCGGCTGCGCCAGTTCGAGGCTTTTTGTTGTTGCAGCTACATCAGCGAGTACCTGTGCGTGGCGGGTGGGCGGATCGTTATCGACGTGCCGGTTGGACGTGGCGCGTCGGTAAAAACGCTGGCCGAGGCGCAGGCAAATTTCGCGCAGGCGTTTTCGACACTGGCGAAATTCTATGAAGGGCGCGCGACGGCAGAAGAAACCGTCGAGGCGCTATCCATCACCTTGTCCGATCTAGCCTATCAGCGCCAGAACGTCATTAAACACGCCGAGCCGGAGCTTGGGCTTTTTGGAGACCAGTTATGACAAAGACGCCTTACATAGCGCCGTATTTCATCGAGTTGGCAAAAGCGAATCGAGATGCCCGCGCATCTCATCAAGCGCCGCAGCGGCCTCTGGCAAACCGTTTTCTTCAAGAAAATTCGCGTTGCTGCATAGATGACGGTAAAGCCTGTCCTTGTCCAATTGCCCGGACTCGTACAACGTTTTCAAAAGGCAATTAAACGCACCATGAAGAGCAAGCAATTGATCGTCTGTGGTTGCGTCATGTTTTTCTTCCATCGGGAGGGCTCCTGTGAGGTCTGTTTTTTTTCAGCCATTACAGTTTACCGCACGGGGTGCCTTCCCATCCCATCAGCCAGGGGCTGCCCGCTGCCGCTGACTCCCGGATTGATCCGGCGGGCAGCCCCGTTTTTCGTTTGTGGAAAACGCTATGAGAGGTGAACACTACAGCGCCCGCGATCTGGCAGAAATGAAGCTGCCGGGGTTGCCATCCACAGAGCGAAATATATTGAGACGCGCAACTGTCGAGGGGTGGGCGTGGATAAAACGTGAGGGAAGCGGCGGCGGTCGGTTGTATGCCGTGTCATCGCTTCCGGTCGCGGCGCAAGAGGAAATTAAACGCCGCGCTGCTCGTAACGTGTTGGCGGTTGCGCCGGTGACGGCGCTGGCGGTTCGGACGCCGGAATCGGTGGCGGCGTATGAGGCCAGCGCGACGGGTCGTCAGCGTTTAATCGCCGATGCTCGGCGTGGCGTGATCGCCGCCGTTGAGGCCGTGATGCAGCGCACTGGGTACTGTCGGCAGCGGGCGGCGACGGCGCTGCTGGATATGGCGAAACTCGGCGAATTGCCGGAGCAGGTGATGCGCCAGTTGGAGCTTGCGAAGGACACGCGGGGTCGCGGATCGGCGGCGGCGTTGCCGTCGGTGCGTAGCCTGCTGCGATTCATGGAACAGGCCGAGCGCGGGTCGCTGGTGCCGGTGGTGCCGCAGCGGGACATGAGTGTTCCGGCGTGGGCGCCGGTGTTTATGAGTTACTACCAGCGCCCTGAGAAGCCGAGTGTGCAGCACGCTTTTGAGCGGTTCGCGGTTGAGTGGTCGACAGAGCCGCAGCGGATGTTGCCGTCGATCCATCAGGTACGCCGCTTCCTCGAAAAAGTCGGTCACGTCAGCCGCGAAGTTGGCCGGATGGGGCCGCGTGAGATCAAGTCAATCAAGCCCTGCCGCCGTCGGCGTTTCGAGCATCTTTTGCCATGCGACATCTACAGCGCCGACGGGCACACCTTTGACGCCGAGGTGCAGCATCCTTATCACGGCAGGCCATTTCGCCCGGAGATCACCAGCGTCATCGACATCGCCACGCGCCGCCTGGTCGGCTGGTCGGTGTCGCTCTCGGAATCGCGTCTCGCTGTGCTGGATTCGTTCCGGCACGCGGTGGAATTAAACGGTATCCCTGCGCTGTTTTATGTGGACAACGGGTCGGGTTACGTCAACGAGATGATGCAGGACGTGGCCACCGGCTTCATGAGCCGATTGGCGGTCGAGATGGTGCACTCGGTGCCCTACAACAGCCAAGCGCGCGGCGTGATCGAGCGGCTGCACAAGACCTTGTGGGTCAAGGCCGCGAAGGAATTGCCCGGGTACATGGGCGCGGACATGGATCGACAGGCGCGGCAGTTGACACACAAGATCAGTCGGCAGGCGCTTAAACAGCGCGAGGCTGGCGTATCGGCAAAGATGCCGCTGCTCGGCTGGCAGGCGTTTATAAATCACTGTGAGGCCGCTGTGCAGCGCTACAACGACAGGCCACATCGGACGTTGCCGAAAATCAACATCAACGGAACCACGCGCCACATGACGCCGAATGAGGTGTGGGCGCAGAAGGTGTCGGCAGGGTTTGAGCCGCACATGTTGAGCGAGGCCGAGAAAGCGATCATCTGGCGTCCGCATGAGCTGCGGACGGTGCAGCGTGGCGAAGTCGTGTTGTGGAATAACCGCTATTTTTCAAAGGAACTCGAAGAGTGGCACGGGTCACAACTGCGCGTCGCCTACGACCTGCACGATGCGTCGCGGGTGTGGGTTTACGACGACGAAGAGCGATTTGTCTGCACTGCTGAGCTGAACGGCAACCAGACCGATTACTACCCGATGAGCGTCGTCGAGCAGGCACGGGACAAGCGCGCTGCAGGACGTGAGAAGCGTTTGCGGTTGCACTTGGATGAGGTGCAGGCCGAGCGGCGCGGGAAGCCTGCGATTGAGCAGGTGGACACGCTTGTAATCCCGGGTTTAACGACGATCAAGCTGGCAGAGATGCAGCCAAACCATTTTGTTGAGGGCAACGAAATGGTTGCCACCCCTCTCCCGGCCTCCGGCCACCCTCTCCCGCAATGGGAGAGGGTTGAAAGCACAAACCCCCGTCCGCCTTCGGCGTCCACCCCCTTTGAAAAGGGGGCTGACGATCATTTTGCCGACGCCGGCAAAGTGATCGAAGCGGAGGAATGGTGTGTGCCGAAAACGGCGAAAGCGAGGCACACCGAATGGAAGCGTTTGTCGGTGTTGCCAGCCGATGATCTGCCAAGCGACTGGGCGCGTAGTTGGATCCAGAAATACCCACAGTCGCCTGAGTACAAAGGTTTTTTGATGGTAGAAAAAATGAGCGCCAGATGTTAGGGCATCTGGCGCTTGAGTGGAGCAGTAAAACAAAGAAAGAGAGGACATTATGAATGAAGGCAGGAAAAAAGACAACGTTGGGAACGGCGTGGCAATGCTGCAAAACCTTGCCGTCGCTGCAAGCGTTTTGCAGAACATGGCAGCGCGTGAGGGAGGTTTACCGGGAATCGGCGTGCTTTACGGTGCGCCCGGGCGCGGAAAAACCTATGCTTGCACAGCGATTGCAAACCAGATGCGCGGCTACTACGTGCAGGTGCGGTCGGCGTGGAACCGGAAAACGCTTCTCGAGAAAATCCTTTTTGAAATGGGCGTCACGGCGGAGAACACCATAGCCAAGATGCTAGATCAAATTTGCGAACAGATCGGGCTATCGCGCAGGCCGCTCATCATTGATGAATTCGATTTTTGCCTCCGTAACAACGGCATGATCGAGCTGGTGCGCGACATTTATGAGGGCAGTCAGGGAACGATGCTGCTGGTAGGAGAAGAAAACATCCCGCAGAAGCTAAAAAAACACGAGCGGTTTCACAGCCGCGTTCTGGCGTGGGTTCCTGCGCTGCCGGTATCCATCGAGGACGCGAAACTTCTCTGCAAAATCTATTGTCAGGGCGTCACGGTGGATCAGGCGTTACTCGAACACGTCGTGAAGATCGCGCACGGGAGCGTGCGGCGCGTGTGTGTGAATTTATCCGTTATCAAAGATGTGGCGCTGCGCGATGCGTTAGACACGGTTGACCTTGCGGCGGTTGGCGAGGGGAATCTTTACACAGGTGAAGCGCCGGTTAGGAGAGGGTGATGAAGAAGATTTTTCCTTTGCGTGTGCCGAAAAAGGTTTTTAACACTTGCGTTTTGGTTGACGGCTTTATTACAAACTCAAAAACAAAAGATCGAATCAAAACGATTGGCTACGGCGAAGCGCACATGGAGCTGCTAACGGAAGAAGAGGAAAGGCCGTACAGACTCGTGCTTAAGCTCGACGACTGGATAGTGAGCCTTTCCATCTCGGGTATTGAGCATTTCCAAGAGATGGTCAACATGGCGGCGAACAGTGCGCCGCCGATAAGGAGGGGATGAAATGAGCGAAAAACACGTGGAACTGAAAGCGTTGTACGCGCAGGATGCAGTGGAGACTGATCGACCGTGGAAGCGGTGGCAGTGGGCGTACACAAGCGACGAAAACCCTGTCTGGCGGGATTGCAAGTATCCCATCGCGTGGCACGAGGGACGTGAATATCGGCGCAAGCATGACGCAAAACGCGGACACAAGCACGCACACTTGATGGCGCTGTATGCGAATGATGCCGCCGAGACGGATAAGCCGTGGGAGCGGTGGGAGTACAAAGATAAAAACGACGGATCACGGTGGTGGAAATGCGATGGCTCACCGTTGTGGTTTGTTTTGCACGATTACCGCCGCAAGCCTGCGCCGACGCGAACCATGACCATCGCCGGTATCGAAGTGCCGATGCCGTTGATGGAGGCACCAGAGTACAGAACAACAGTTTATGTGCCACAGCCTTTATTCGGTGCCGTCAAGTTTGAGTGGGTCGATAACGACCTTAACAAATTGTTTTTAGAGCTTGGCCGCGTCCATATAACGAGAGAAGGTGCATTAGCCCACAACGAGGCGATGAATAAAGTCATCAAAGACGCCATTGCCGAGGCGCAGAAAGGTGGCGGCGATGCGTAAAGCCACTCACCTCGAGCGCGCTGGCGGGAAGTCGCCGCGTCAGTGGATATGGGAAGAGCTTCGGAGGAAGAACGAGAGCAGCATCATCGCGCTGGCTGCGGCGACGAACAACGAGACTGAGGCGGTGCGCAGCTACATCCGCGCCCTGCTGAACGGCGGCTACGTTGAAATCGCAGAGGCGAACAAGAGAGCCAGTTATGTTGTGTATCGGCTGATTAAAAACGTTGGCGTTGACGCGCCGCGCTTGCGACCGGACGGAACGCCTGCGACGAATGGCGCGGCACGGGATGCAATGTGGCGCACGATGCGGATTTTGCAATGCGATTTTTCGGCGACGGAATTGGCTGGCGCGGCCAGTACGGATGATTGCGTCGTGACGCCTGAAACGGCGCGGCTCTATGTTCGGCACCTTTGCGCTGCTGGGTATTTGCAGAGGGTCGGGGATCGCGCTGAGGCTTGTTATGTGCTGAAGCCGTCACGCAACACCGGGCCGCGTGCGCCGATCGTTCAAAAAACGAAGTGCGTCTATGACCCGAATCTCGGCGAGATCGTGTGGCATGAGGAGATCGAGGAATGAGGCAGCAAATCATCAGGCAGCTTGGGAGTTTGGCGAACCCCATCCCCATTGCCCTCTCCCCCAACCCCTCTCCCGCAAGCGGGAGAGGGGAGCATCAAGGGGAAATGGCTCCCGCGGCAAACACCCCCTTTGAAAAGGGGGCAGGGAGAGGGGAGCTTGATAGTGGAGATGTCGAGCGCGCCATCGAAATCCTGCGGCGCGAAGTGGAGTCATCATCGTATCGCAAGGTGGCGGCGCGGCTCGGCTATTCGATCACGACGATCTCGATGATCCTGAACGGCAAGTACCAGGCGACGTTGGAAAAGGTGGCGGCGGAGATCATGCAGATGATCGCGCGTTATCCGTGCCCCCACACCGGCGAGGAGCTGTCGCCGGAGAAATGTAAAGCAACGTGCGCGGGAAAAGCGCCGACGCACAACCCGATGGCGATGAGGCACTGGAGAGCGTGTCAAGTGTGCCCGCATGGCCAACGATTTTTAAACGGAAAGAATGGAGGGAATGAAAATGTTGCAGGTAGTTGATAGAGGCGAAGTTAAATACGTTCCGGCGCTGATAGAGCCGATGGTGCCGGACATTGAAACCGTGGCGCTGTCGTTTGGCGTGATCTCGCGGCTGGTCGATGAGAAAGGCGGAAAGAGCGAACGCATCGCGCGTGACGAGATGTGCGACTTTCTTCGCGGACAGCGCATCGTCGGCGAAATCCTGAAACAGCACATCGCGTTTGCGCCACCGGCGGATGAAGCGCGTGCGGCGCTGGCGGTGTTGGCAGGGCTGGTGGTCGGGTCGCGCGACCTGACCATCGCCAAAGCGTTTCAGGTGGTCGAGTGTTTTGTGCGTGCGAAATGCGCCGAGCAGGGATCAGAGGTCAGGAATCAGGCATCAGGAAACGTAGTGAGAGGCTGATCAAAACAAACCCCAGCCCTCTCCCGGCATTCGGCCACCCTCTCCCGCAAGCGGGAGAGGGGAAAAACAGAGGGGGCAGATAAACAGAAAGGAAACGAAATGAAAACCAAACTTTTGACACTGGCAGCAACGATGCTGCTCTCGACGTGCGCTTACGCGCAGCAAGTTGACGGAGCACCGATGACGCCTCCTGAAAACAACGGCTACGTCCGCGATATCAACGCGCGGATGCTTGGCGATTGGGTTATCGTGCCAACGGATTACCGCACAGGCGTTGCGACAGCACAGCGCTTTGATCTCTACTGGACAACGCCCGACGTTTCGGTCGGCGTGGTCGCGTATCGCAGCGGGAAAAACATCTACTCGTGCAGCGTCACGCTGCCGACGGGGTCGGCCATCGAATGCAACCTCGCAGGCGGAACGCGCAGCGCCTGGCGGTTTGTCGGCGCTGCCGATGGCGCGAATCGGTTTGTCGGCGAACTCAACGGCGTCCCGGCGCTGATGGTGAGGGTGCAGTGATGAAAACCCGCTGTCCCTCTTGCGGAGCAACACTCTCGCTCGACGCGCTCGTGCAACACGACGCCGCGCGTCAAGCGATGGTGGCGGCGTTTGCGCTCGGCAACGAGATCGGCGGCGCGTTGATCCGGTATCTCGCGCTGCATCGACCGGAGCAGCGCGAACTGACGATGGATCGCGTCGCGCGTCTGCTCGGCGATCTGCTGCCGGACATCAAGGCGCAGCGGATCGAGCGCGACGGTCGCGTTTACGACGCGCCGCCGGAGGCGTGGGTGTGGGCAATCGAGCAAGCCATCACATCGCGCGACGCAGGGCGTTTAAAAACACCGCTGCGCGGACACGGCTGGCTCTACGAAGTACTGACGCACTGGAAGCCGAGCGTGGGCGGCGTGATGCGAGGTGTGGCGACTGAGCCGACGAATATCAACTCGCCAGCCGCGCGGTCACAGACCATGAAGGCGATTGCGGAATTGGAAGGAATGAAACGTGGTGCGAACCGAACCGCTTGAATGGCAACATATGATGCCTGACTGGTTGCTGGACGAGATAACAATCGGCCTGCAAAAGTTGCTATCGCTTCGTTTGCCGGGAAGTCCTGCCGAGGATACGGCGGGATCGACCGCACGAGTTTGGTATGAAGCCATCGGTGGATCAGGCATCGAATGGACTGAGACGCTAGACCGATTGCGCGTTCGCGCCGCGTTTCGTGGACTGGCGACGCGATGCGACCGCTGGCCGGCGCCGAAACATTTTTTTGAGCAGTTGCAGGCGCGCGGATACGCGCAACCGCAATTGCAGCAGAAGTTCAGCGACGACGAACTGCGTTTGAACAAGGCGCGGATCAGGAAGATCGTCGAACAATTTAAACAACAACACACCATAGGAGAAGCAACATGGCAAGGCAAAAAATAACCGAGACGCAATTCAAATCCTACGACGACGTGGATAACGCGCTGAAAGAAATCGGCGGGATACAGCGCGAACTGGCGATGATCGAAGCCGAGCAGAACGCGGCCATCGATGACATTAAGGCAGGCGCGAAAGAACAGGCTGCCCCGCTGGCAGAGCGGATCAAGGCGCTGGAAACCGCAATGAAGGAATTTTGCGACTCGAACCGCGCCGACTTTTTGAAGGTCAAGACAAAAGAACTGACCTTCGGCAGCGTCGGCTATCGGCTCTCGACAAAAGTCGTCATCAAGAAAGTGGCCGATTGCGTGCAGGCGATGAAAGACCTCGATCTGTGGCAATTTATCAGGATCAAGGAAGAGCCGGACAAAGAAGCGCTGAAAGACCTTGACGACGAAACGATGGCGACTATAGGCGCGGCTTTAAAAGTCGAGAACATATTTGGCTATGTGCTGAAGCAGGAAGAAATCAAGGAGGCCGCGTAGTCACTCCGAATCCCTCCCATATCAGAAAGGAGAAAGTGATGATTAGTTTCAAGTGCACAAAAAAGGAATCAGAAATCATTGAAAAAATCGTGGAACGGTTTTTTAAGGAAGACCTCCATTTGGAAAAACATGGATACGCAGGGCTGTCCAAGCAAGATGTCGAGATGTATTGTGCGGCGACCCACGCGAATGGATGCAGGCTCAATTTTGAAAAACTGCTCTCGGCTCCAGACTTTGATTTTTTTCACGATATTTTCGGGATGATTCGTTATCTTGATAAAAAAACGGGAAAACTCACCCAGTGCTTTTTGCCGAGGTGCGCGAAATGAAGTTTGACGCTCAATCGGTGAGAAAATCCGCGCTTGCCAAAATCCACATCGCCAAGAGCCAACTGGCGATGGAGGACGCCGACTATCGCGCGATGCTGCAACGCATCGCCGGTGTCGGCAGCGCGGCGGATTTGATGCCGCATCAAGTCGATGCCGTGCTGGCCGAGATGCGGCGGCTGGGGTTTGCCGATCCGAAGGGCGACGGGTTTGACAAACGGCGGGCGCAGCGCCCCTACGCCCGCAAGGGCAACGAAGCCATGATGGCGCGGATCGAAAAGAACCTCGCCTCCGGGATGCTGCCCTGGACATACGCCGAAGCGATGTCGAAGCGGATGTTCGGCGTCCAGAAGTTGCAATGGTTGAGCTACGAAAACCTGCGGAAATTAAACGCGGCGCTGGAGATTGCGAAGCGGCGGCGGGCAGCCAAAGCAAGCCCCTCTCCCCGTCATTCCCGCGAAAGCGGGAATCCAGCAGCACGAGGGGCGGGTGAGTAACAGATGAACGATCTGCTGCCGAAAACGATACGCGAGATGGTTGGGGTGATCGGGCTTCCCGCCACGACGGCGTTCGTCCGCGCGTTTGGCGGCAAGCTGATTCACATCCCCAAAGGCCATCGCGCGGCCAGCGCGGCCTCGCTGGCCGAAATCGTCGGCGAAGAAGAGGCGATGAAATTGATTCGGCACTATGGCGACACCACGCTGGCCGTGCCCTTCTGCCGTGGCGCGGTCGTCGCGGCGCGAAACGTGGAAATCGTGAAAGCCTACGACGCAGGGAAAAGCATCAACGAACTGGTGGACACGTACCGGATCACGCACCGGCAGTTGCAGAACATTTTGAAGACCACCGACACCTCACTTCTCCCCTCTCCCCTTGCGGGAGAGGGGGCGGGGGAGAGGGGAAATCAGCGGGCGTTTGAGTTTTGATTACATCACGACAAGGTCGGTAATCTCGCACCTTGTTTTTTCTGCCTGTTGATTGATGAAACCCATATTAAATTCTTTTATTGACCACGCTTTACCAGCTTCAATGACCTCAAAAATGGTTCTCTTGTTGCTGTCAATCTTTGTCCCGCTCTTCGAAAAATGGTTACAGGTAATCTCAAAGTCTTTGATATTGCGCGCTCCGTTATTTTGGATCTTCAAATTTTTCAACATCATGATGTTTCCAAAACCATCTACAACAAAGTCAAATTTTTCAATCTTAAGCGCAGCTATGGCACCTTGCTTTATTTGCTTTGGCGATGGTTGTGTCGTTGCTGATGTCGATGAATCTGATGGGCCGTAGTCATTGGCTTTGTAGTAGATAAACACGCCAATCGCTATGAACGTTATTAAGACAAATTTTCCAGAGAGATGGTTTGAGGGTTTCGTCGTCGGCGCCGCGTCCGGCTGTTTCGGCTTCGCCCCGCAGCCAGGACAAGCCACAGCCTCAGTGCTTACGTCTTTGCCGCATTCGTGGCATTGGATCAGCGCCATGTTGGTCTCTCTCGTAAAAGAATTTGTAGCGGAAATGGTACGGCAAAAGGAAACGAAAATGTCAAAACGCTTGCAAAATGTTGTCGATAGGGGCATTATCTGTTGCGTCGAGGCCAATTCCTCGACCGGGTGTGGAAACCCGGAAACACGGCGCGCAGCCGCCGAAAGCCCTTTCAGCGGTTTTTTTACGGCTATGTGTGTCTAGCTCATCTGGCGGCCCGTCGGGGCCAGCTCAGGCTGGGCCGGTTCCTGTGTTCCGGTTTTCCACCCCCGTCGGCGCCGCCACCCTTCCCGTGGAAAGGAAGGGGCGGCTGATCAATCCGCAACACAGGAGTTAATCATGCAAAACGCAATCGCAACATTCAAATTCAAGCAAAAGCTATCAGTCCGCACTATCGACAAGGACGGCGCTGTCTGGTTTGTGGCGACTGATGTAGCAAAGGCCGTCGGATATAAAACAGCCACAGCAATGACACGGATGCTCGACGCTGAGGAAAAAGGGTATTCAAATTTGAATACCCTTGGCGGAAAGCAACGTCTCGAAATCGTCAACGAATCCGGCCTTTACCACGCCTTGTTCAAAAGTCAAAAGCGGGAAGCCAAACCTTTCAGGAAGTGGGTCACCGCCGAAGTCCTGCCGTCGATCCGCCGCACGGGACAGTATCAGATGACGCCCGCGACGCCGGTGGATGTCCCCGAGCGGCTGCGAATCGCCTGCCTCGAAGATGCGGTGCTACGGCTAAGGCCGGACTGGCGCAAAATCCTGCGTTATCGCAATCTTGGTCTGTCGCAGAAGGAAATCGGCTTGCTCTTGCGGGTTTCGCCGCAAATGGTGCGCGATCGGCTCATCGAAATGAGTGGCTGCGGGCTGGTGTCGTATAGCCCGAATCCGGCGCTGTCTGAGCGGGCGCGAAAGACCAACGCGGTCCGGTGGTCGAAATACCGCGCACTGGCCGACGCGCGGCAGCCGCAACTGCCGCTGGAGGGGTGAGATGGCGATGGATAATATCTATGACGAACCGCCGCTTTGCCGACTGGAAACGCTCATTCAGGCGCTTGACGGCATCACAGCGGCGCTGCTTGCGGGCGCTGAGGCCGGAAACAAGGAATGCTCTCACCACTTCGCGCCTCATGACCTCGAAGGTTTGTATGTGCTCGTGAGCATCATCAAACTTGGGCTGTGCGAGGTTTTTGCAGAGTTGAACGCGTCTCGTTAACACCACCTCCACCCAAACCCTCCCACGCTTGCGTGGGAGGGTATCTGATCCCTGACCTCTGATTCCTGATTACGAAATACTTCGCAGGCTCTTCTTCTCCCCGAATGCGTAGCATTCGGGGGGCTATGAGTGCAAACCGAGAGACAAACCCCCGTTCGCCTTCGGCGTCCACCCCCTTTGAAAAGGGGGCTGGCGATATTTCTGAGCGCTGCGGCCAGTGCCAGCACTACGGGCGCGGGCGGCAGGGCGGGCGCTGCATTTTTGAAGCGCACGCTACATGGTGCCCATCCTCGGCGACGTGCAAATTTACCCCTTCCCGTTACAAGAACCGTTTTAAGGAGTAGCGCCATGAAGTTTATTCAAGCCATGTTTGGCGAGTTTTTGTCGATGTTGCCGCGCTTGTCCGGCTGGATGTTGATCGCTGTTGCAGCGCTGGTCGCTGTGGCGGTTTGGCGGCCTGAGTTGCTGGGCGTATCGTTGTACAAGCTGTCGCTGATCCCCGCCGCCGGTGTGATCGGCTACTGGTTTGATCGGCGCGCGAATAAGGATTCGCGGCCAAGCGATTATTGCAGGTATTCGAGCGTCGATCTTGACGCGCCTCCGGTGATCGTCGATAAGCAGTTGTTTATCGCGGCGCACACACGACGCGCGATCATCATCGCCGCTTGCATCATCGGTGTTTGTTTGGGGGCGTGATGTTCAGGGATGACGGCGCTTTCTTCGCGCCTTCGCGCCTTCGCGTGAGGTTGTTCCCGGACGGCGCTTCGCTTGTCCAGGCTACGCTTGCTGCGCTCGCAATGACGCCGGTGCTTTTGTTTGCGCTACTGTTTTCCCCTGTCGTGCAGGCGGTTGAGATTCCGCACGCGGCTTATACGCACAAGCGGTTGCTGGTGCAGCAGTCGCGGCTGGTGTGGGGGGTCGATGCGCCGACGGCGACGTTTGCGGCGCAAATCCATCAAGAGAGCCTCTGGCGTGAGAACGCGGTATCGCGCGTCGGCGCTGCCGGTCTGGCGCAATTCATGCCAAAAACCGGTGATTGGATCGTGACGGTGTACCGCGATCTCGGCGAACACCAGCCGTTTAACCCGGCATGGGCGCTACGCGCAATGGCGCAGTATAACCACCATCTCCACGCCCGCGTTAGCGGTGCTGATGGCTGTGAGCGTTGGGCAAAAACCTTGTCCGCTTACAACGGCGGGCTGACGTGGATCGGCAGAGACGAGAAGCTGGCCGCTTCCGAAGGCTACGATCCGGCGCGGTGGTTTGATAACGTCGAGCTTGTGAACAGTGGTCGCAGCGCCGCGAACTTCAAAGAGAACCGTGGCTATCCGAGGCGCATCCTGCTGACGTTGGAGAGTGTTTACATCGAGGCCGGTTTCGGCGGCGGTGTGTGCGTGGATTTTGGAAAGGAGCCTGTGGTCGCGGCAGAGGAAGAAGTCAAGCGCGGCTGGTTCCGTTCGTTGTGGGATCGCGTTCGCAGTTGGCTCAGAGGGGGCGGCGATGCTTAAGTGGTTTGCGGCGCACCGCCTCGGCGTGGCGATCATCGGCGCGCTGGTGTTGTTTTTCGGGAGCGTTTTTGCCGGGTGGAAAACGTCCTCATGGTACTACGGAGCGAAGGACAAGATCAGAACGATTGCGGAGCAGCGCAGCACGATCAGTTTTCTTGAGGCGACGATCCGTGAGCAGCGGGAAAAGATTTCGCAGCACGATAAAGAGATTGCGCGGCGCGATGATTTGCGCAAGCGTGACAATGCGGATTTTGCGAGGTTGAGATTGGAGCTTGCGGAGATCAAGCGGCGGAATGCTTCCCCCTCTCCCGTCCCCCGATCAAAATCATTTCGGGGGCAGGCTCTTCGGCCACCCTCTCCCGCGAGGGGAGAGGGTGAATTGACGCCCTCTCCCCTAACCCCTCTCCCGCAAGCGGGAGAGGGGGAACAAACCACCACCCTCTCCCCCACCCCCTCGTGCTGCTGGATTCCCGCTTTCGCGGGAATGACGGGGAGAGGGGAGCTTTCTGACCTTCTCCCGCAGGCGGGGGATGGGGAACAAACCCCCGCCCTCACTTTGAAGTGGAAGGACGCAATAACCCCGATGGAGAAAAAACATGAGAACGATCCTGATCCTGTTATTGGCGCTGACTTTATCCGGCTGCGCAACGCTGCAACGTCCCGGCTGCCTTGACACGATACCGGCGTCGGCGCTGTACGGTTGCGCCATCGAGCATTTACGAACGCAGTTGCCGGAGGACGCTCGTGTGTCTGACCTGATCGCTGCCGACCTCGACCTTATCGAGGCATTGAAGCATTGCCGTGAAGATTACCTCTCTCTCGTACATCACATTTTAATAGCGTGCCCGAAATGAACGACAACATCCATCATTGCCTCGGTGAAATCAGAGGCGAATTGCGCGCCATCATCCGGCAGAACGCGACCATCGTTGAATCGCAAAAAAACACGCAATCGCTCGTGCAAAGCATTTCGACCAACGTGGCCGAGATCAAGGCCACTCAGAAATACCACGGAGAAGAATTGTCCAAGCTCGGCGGTCGCGTCGGCAAGCTCGAAGAACGCGCCGATAAACAGGACGTCACCATCGCCAAACACGCCGCCGGTATCGCTGCTGCCGCATCCATCGGGATGGCGCTGATCATCGAAGGGTTTAAACAGTGGTGGATGGGTAAATAATGGCGGCATCGACGCAGCAACGGTTCGCGGCACGCGGCCTCTACGTCTATCAGCGCGAAAGCGTTGATAAGATCGCGCGCAAAATCCACGTGAATACCCGCACCGTCGCGCGCTGGAAAAGCGACGCGCGCAAAGAGGGCGACGATTGGGACATGGCGCGAACCGCCCATTCCGTTTCGGCACAGGGAACCGCCGCCGTCTCCGCTGCGATCATGGAAGATTTCATGTTGCTCTTTCAGGCGACGATGCAGGGTTTGAAAGAGGATGAGAAGGCGACGCCGATGCAGAAAGCCGAGACGCTCTCTCGCCTCTCAGACGCCTACAACAAAACGATGGCCGCCGCCGCGAAGTCGTCACCGGCGCTCAACAAGATGGCCGTGGCGCTGGAAGTGCTGCACGATCTGGTCGAATTCATCAAGACCGACGCGCCGCAGCACGCGCAGGCGCTGCTGGAAATCATTGAGCCGTTCGGTGTTTACATCAGTAAAAAATATGGGTAACAGAGATCAGATGTCAGACATCAGAAATGTAGGGGCGGGTTTCAAACCCGCCCAGACAGCAACCCCCCCTCTCCCGGCCTTCGGCCACCCTCTCCCGCCAGGGGAGAGGGTTGGATTCT